TTCATCAGTAGAAAATATTGTAGAAGATTTAAAGAAAATTATGCAACATACTAACGAAAAAGTTAAAGAGTTAGAGAAAGCAGTTAAATTTAAATGAAATATTTAGTTAATTTTAAATTAAAACCACAAAAAGGATGGTCTGAAATTGTGGATGTAGAATCTGATCTTAATGATTCTGATGCTAAACACGAAGCTAAACAAAAAGCAGCTGAAATGTTAAAGCACAGATTATTAAATGATGGTATATTTACTTTTATTGATAAAGCAGATATTGAACCATGTCCAATGGAATGGGAGAAGATAAAACATGAAAAACGATGAACAATTAAGAGTGTTAGATAAAGCTACTGACAAAGCCTTGAAAGTTGTAGAGAAAGAACGTCAAGGTAAACGAAGACACTATATAAACGAATGGTTTAGATGGGTCGAGTTAGTAGCTAAATACATTAAAAGGAGTATAAACTAATGAAAAACAAATCAATGAGTCAAATGAATAAAGAACGTAAGAGTCCAAAGTGGAAATTAGTGACATTCTATGAAGACGGAAAACAATTTACTACTTGGCATTATGAGAAACCTGATTTCAAATTGATGTATAAGAAAATAGGAACTGATATAATACAAATGTCTACTGGATATATGCCAGAACTATCTAATAGAAAAGATGGTTATGTAGATTTTTTTATGGATGAAGAATCTAAACTTAAAGATATGCCTACAGTTAATATAAAAATAACTGAAGCATGGAGTAAATGGTTAGAAAAAACTGGAAGACAATGTTTACCAGGCGATTTTATTGCAGGTAAAGTATGTGTCTATCAAAAAGTTGAAGAGGAGGCTGCATGAATGAAGGATTGAAAGATTTAAAAGAATTTGAGGATCTTCATAAAGAAATAGAATATCTTAAAAAGCAAATAAGTCTTTTACAAGATAATCATAATATAGAACTGATGGATAAAGATCGTAGAATATCAGATCTAATGAACATTAATGATTCTCATGCACAAACAAATGGTGATCTTAGAGTACTTAATAATCAGTTATTAAGAGAAAATGATAAGATGAAAGAAATCATTAATAAAACAGTTGATAAACTAAGAAAGAATGGTGAAATATGAATAAATGGGAAAAACTAAAAAGAGATTTTGATATTTGGTCATTACATTATAGAACCGAGATTGTATGGTTCACAATTGGATTTGCAACAGGAGCAATAATATTATGATAACAATTAATCCAGCTGAAGAAATGGCTAAAACCAAAGAGGAATTAGCTGATTGTAAAGAATCTATTTCTGTGTTAAGTAATGCTATAGCATGTGGATTTTTATATGATAAGCATTCATTAATAATTCAGGAATGGTTAAAAGAATATAAAGATCGATATGAATATTTAGATCACATAATGGAAGGACAAATAAATGAGCAATGGAAACGAAAAAATTC